AAGGACGTAGATCACAAGAAGCCACTCAGCAAGGGCGGTACCACAACACGTTCCAATCTAAAAGCTGTGCCAGCTAGCGAGAACCGTTCGTACAAACGCACCGCAAAGGGGGCAATAAAATAATGGGAATAAGCGACAAGGACTACGCTGACGCAATAGAGCACCAAAGAGTGCACATGCAAGCGATAAAAAATGGAGGAACAGTAACGCTGAGTACAACAAACTACCCAATAACTGCCAACATTACTCAACCGTACGGGCAGTTCAAAGCACTGACTGAGCAAGACCTACGGCATGAAGGCATGAAGGCACCACTATCCGCACTAATCGATATGTGGACGGTACGGTGGGGTAGCGAGTGGGTTAGCGAGATTGAGTTTCAAGAAGACGACTTTTGGCGCATTGCTTTGGTACGCCTTACTGGTGCCAACAAGTTGGAGAAACACAACCTAGCTAACCAATACATGTCTGTGTATAGGATCATCGAATAATGCAGATCATAGAAAACAAAGCGTTGCTGTTTAAGACACGCAACCCCGACAAGTACAGCGTTATACCTAGAAGCAAGATCGTCAGCGAAGACAACGGTACGTTTGAAGTAGCCGTGTACTGGGGGTTAGATGAAACGCGTGTGCTCCGCAACCTAGGTGTAAAGAACGCACCATCGCCTATCACCGCTAAGTACGACTGGCCGGGGCGGTTCAAACCCTTTGCACACCAAATAGACACCGCTTGCTTCTTGACAATGAATCGTAGAGCGTTCGTGTTCAACGACCCCGGTACTGGCAAAACTTTTTCTGCCCTGTGGGCGGCTGATTACTTGATGAACCTTAAACATGTACGGCGTTGCCTGATTCTATGCCCCCTGTCTATCATGCACGACGCTTGGGTAAGTAGTATTGGCAAGAGCGTCATTCACCGCTCAGTTATTGCGGCGCATCATTCACAGGCATCACGGCGCATCGAGATGGTACAAGGCGACTATGAGTTCGTAGTAGTTAACTACGACGGGTTAAACCTGATCGCTGATGAAGTTGTTGCCAACGGCAAGTTCGACCTTGTGATTGTGGACGAAGCAAACGCCTACAAGAACCCATCAACACAGCGCTGGAAGTCCCTCAACAAGATACTAAAGCCTGACACCATGCTGTGGATGATGACAGGCACACCAGCCGCACAGTCGCCCATAGATGCGTACGGCTTAGCCAAGCTAGTAAACCCCCTAGGTGTACCCAAGTTTGCTACCGCATGGCGTGACAAAGTAATGAACAAGTTATCCAAGTTTAAGTGGGCGCCAAAACGTAACGCTCAGCAGGACGTATTTGATGCACTGCAACCAGCGATTAGATACACCAAGGAAGAGTGTACCGACTTGCCACCCGTACTTACCGAGACCCGTGAAATACCCCTTACGCCACAACAGGTCAAGTACTACCGCATGCTCAAAGACCTTATGGTTATGCAGGCATCGGGCGAGACGATTACTGCCGTCAATGCGGCGGCAGGTGTATCCAAACTATTACAAATCTCCGCAGGCGCCGCCTACACCGACGACCACGAGGTAGTAGAGTTTGACTGTTCGCCTAGATTGAACGTGCTCTTGGAAGTACTTGAGGAAACCCGCCGCAAGGTTATTGTGTTCGCACCATTCAGGCACAGCATTGAGGCAATCAACGCGCACTTACTCAGACACAACATAGCCAGTGAAGTGATACACGGTGATGTAAGCGTTAACAAACGCACAGACATCTTCAAACGCTTTCAGTCGGCCGCTGACCCCCGTATACTCGTTGTTCAGCCGCAAGCCGCATCGCATGGTGTAACATTAACAGCGGCAGATACCGTGGTGTTTTATGGCCCAGTCATGTCCGTCGAAACCTACTTGCAGTGCATCGCAAGAGCAGACCGCATCGGGCAAACTTCGACTAACGTAACCGTAATACATTTGCAAGGCAGTGAAATAGAGAAGCGCATGTTTAAACAGTTAGAGAAACGTGTTGCAGGGCACGACCTCTTGCTGAACTTGTACAAGGAAGAAATTAATTTTTAAGGAAAACCCTAAGTTGGGTTGTACACCTGACTTTGTTGATGTAAAATATTTTACAAAGGAGCATAAAAATGCCAAACGAAGAGGAAGTAGTACCGCTAGATAAACTAGCACGTGTATATCGTAAGATGTACGCAAAGGTTCAAGAACTTACCAAGCAGTATGAAAGTGAGATCGAAGAACTCAAAGCAAAGCAAGACGAAATTAAGAACGCCATGAAAGATCAGATGTTGGCGCTGGGTATGAACTCGGTGCGAACGGAAGAAGGCACTATCATCTTGTCACAGAAAACTCGTTACTACACAGACGACTGGGATTCATTCAAGAACTTTGTTGTAGAACACGATGCACTAGACCTGTTTGAGAAGCGCATAGCGCAGAAGAATATGTCTATGTTTTTAGAAGAGAACCCGGGTGTAGTGCCAGCCGGGCTCAACTCGATGTCGGAGTATGCAGTAACAGTACGTAAACCAACCAAATGAGGAGCAGTATTATGGGCGATCTAGCCAGCTTTAACCCGAATCAAACCCCAGCATTTGCACGCAAGGGTGAATTATCTGCATTAACCAAGAGCCTTACCGGCGGCACGGGCGGCGGCAGTACCAAGCGCATCTCGATCAAAGGCGGTGTATTTCGCTTGATGGCTGACGGTAAAGAAATTACCTCAATCGACGACCGTCACCTTGATGTTGTTATTGTCAATGCGGCACCGAAGATTAGCCGTACTTTCTACGCTGGGCAATACGTTGAAGGCGAAACAAAAGGACCCGATTGCTGGTCAGCTGACGGTGACAAGCCCGACGCATCTATTGAAGAGCCACAAGCAAACGACTGCGCATCATGCCCAATGAACGTCAAAGGCTCAGGCCAAGGCGAATCTAAGGCTTGCCGTTTCTCACAGCGCCTTGCAGTAGTCTTAGCGAACGATGTACAGGGTGACGTAATGCAGTTGACCCTAGCCGCTACATCCATCTTTGGTAAGGAAGAAGGCGACAAACGCCCACTACAAGCCTACGCTCGTTACCTTGCCGCACAAAGCATCAACCCTGAGACACTTGTAACACGTCTTCGTTTTGATACAAAAGCCGCAGTACCCAAGTTGTTTTTCCAACCAGTACGTTGGTTAGAGGACGACGAGTACGCAGTAGCCGTTAAGAAGGGCGAGTCCACAGAAGCGAAATTGGCTGTGACCATGAGCGTTTCCAAACCTGTTGACAAGCCGCTAGCCCTCGAAGGAATTAAGCCGTCAGCTAAAGCCAAAGTAGCGCAAGTTGCAGTTGAAACTGAAGAAGTAGACGAGCCTGAGAAGCGTAAGCCAGCAACAAAGGCAAGCGCAGTGCCAGCCAAGAAGGCCAGTAGCTTAGCCTCTACCGTTGAGGAGTGGGATGATGAGTAAGTTTATTCTTGCCGCAGTACTATCCCTCACGGCACTCTCTGTTTACGCATCGTGTACAACTTCTACCCTTTCTACTCCCGATGGTAGATTTATGGTCTGTACAACGTGCTGTAACGGTGGGAACTGCAACACAACTTGCTTTTAAGATAGGGGGCTCCGGCCCCCACTAACGAGAACATCATGGCTTACTCAGACGAGATTAAAAATACAACAAAGAGCGCACCGAAGACGCTGGGCAACCAGTTGGGGCGCTGGGCAATTAGTTTAGACTTTCCAGTTATCGAAGTAGCAAAATTTACAGGCGCAACAAGGCAGACGGTTTATAACTGGTTCAGCGGCACGGAAGTGACGCCTTCATATCGGTTACGTGTACAGTCTTTGTTGAACATATTACAAAACAGTAAAACAGCAGAAGAGGCGCTAAGACAATGCTTAAAGAACCAGTAGAAACATCCGTAAACCCAAAAACCCTCACTGACTATGAACTGTTACATTTTGCTGAAGATTTTGTTTATGGCGACGGCTTGCCTAAAGAGTTTCAGCTAGAACTTGTAAATCGTTTTGCATCAAGAATAATCACCGGCATTCCTTACTAACTCGAGAGGTTTCACATGACGTCGCAGGAATTCCTAGCGACTGTGCTACCGTCTTCGGGTGTTTACTGCACGGCCGAGATTAGCACAGCAAAAAGAGAGCACGTATTCGTCAACACGATTGACGAGTTGTACAACGCTGCCATGGCATTTGATGGAAAGGGCTACAACACTTTCTTTGCCTTGGCATCGTTTGATGATAAGAAGAAGCGCACCGCCGACAGCGCTTTAAAGATGAGGTCTTTATTCTTGGACATCGACTGTGGTAAAGGTAAGGACTACGAAAACAAAGCGCAAGCGGCTACTGCTTTGGATTTGTTCTTGGGCGGCACAGATTTAAATACTTTAGGAACGCCGTTCATTATTTCTAGTGGCGGTGGCTTGCATGTTTATTTTCCGTTCGAGGAAGAAGTAGATATTGCTGTATG